GGTGATTTCTTGGCCGATTGTAACCGCTAATGAATCAACCGCAGATTGTCTATCAGAAACTTCCTGATTTAGTCTTTGATCAAACGATGCATCAAAAAGCTCTCTTGCAAATTGCTCTGCCATAACTGCTACTGAAATCGCTGCATCGCGGGCCGTTGCTTCAGCAATTATAGCTTGTTCACGAGCGGATGTTTCAGCATCAACTTTGCCTTCAATGCGGTCTTCTGCAAATTGCGCTCGTTGTTGTTCAAATCCGATACTGAACTGAAGATCTTGGTCTGCCGCCTGACGATCCGATACTTCTTGCGAGATACTGTTAGCGAGTCCTGTCGCAACATCAGAGCCAGCACCGATAGCGTCTGCAATCTCTTTAAGAGTGTCCAGCATGGCCGGAGCGCCGTTGATCAGGTCACCAATTTTTCCATCGGTGTAAGTTTTTGAACCGGCAACTTCAGAATCGACATAAGACTTCGTCGTCGGGTCAGCTTCCAACACGCTCAGACGACCAGACAATGCTCCATCAGCCGCTTGACGAGCAGACACTTCATCTGCCATTTTGCCATCGACATAGGTTTTAGTGACTGGATCAGCTTCAAGAGGTTGAAGCCTTGCGCCTAATGCCGCATCTCCAGCTTGACGTGCTGTCGCTTCAGCTGTATCAGCAGCCTGTCTAGCAGCAGATTCACTAGCGATGGCTGACTGTCTAGCGGACGATTCGGCTGTATCCCCTGCCTGGCGTGCTGCAATTTCGCTATTTAGCCCTGTCTGCAATGCGGCAACAGCACTTGCTCTGGCTGTTTGCTCAGAAGCAATAGATGATTGAAGCGCATTTTCAGCTGCGGTAGCTCGGCTGATTTCAGCAGTAATAGCTGATTGCAAACCGGCTTCTAAGGCTAGACGATCAGATTTTTCTTGTTCAATTTTACCGTCTAGTACTTGATCGGCTGCTTGTCTTGCAATTGTTTCTGCGTCAACTTTGTCATCTGTCTGACCGATGAGGCTCAGAAGACCTTGGCTGACAGTCTCACCAGCAGCAATGGCATCAGCAAGTTCTTTAAGTGTATCGAGTGCCTCTGGGGCAGAGTTTACAAGGTCAGCAACCTTTTGGTCTGCATAGGCTCTTGCAGCTTGATCGCCTGCATCTACATAGACTTTAGTAACTGGGTCTGCTTCAAGAACATCAAGCCTTGCATCAATAGCTGAATCACCAGCTTCACGAAGTTCTTTCTCTGCAAGAACTTTTTGATCTATATAGTCTTTGTCTGCTGTGCTTGTTTCTAATGTCGTTACACGTTCAGAAAGAGCAGAATCACCAGCTTGTCTTGCAGCAATTTCATTTTCTATAGCGGCTGCTTGACCAAGATGTAGAGACTCTGCGTGAGCAATAGCTGCCTGACGTTGAGCATCAACATACGCTTTTCTTGCAAGCTCATTATCTGTCTGTGGGTCTAGCGCAACGACTGGTGCTTCAGGAAACTCTACTTTGTCCTGAGCATTGACCTTGACGATCTCCTTTTCTGAACCGTCAGCCTTTGTACCTTTTAGTGCTTCACCATTTTTTAGTTTGATTTTACTTCCATCCAAAGACGAACTTTGGACGTACTTACCCTTTAAAAATGCCATTCTTTCTTCTCCCTCAGTTTGTTTTTTAGAGACTTAGTAGGAGTAAATAACGCGAAGGCGTTCTCCAACACTGAGAGTACCATCGAGTGCTTTTCCACTCCAAGAAAGTGACGTGCCTGCAACGCTGTAGTCTTGTGAATATTCTTGTGGACCGCCGCCTATGATATCTACGACAACATCAGAAGAAGCTTTTGGTGTGTGCATAAGTGTTACAGATTTGTTTGAAATGTTTGTATTTGTCAGGGTGATGTACTCGACAACTTGCTTAGGAGCATTAGCAGCAATCTGTGCGGTAACGTATGACTTCATAGCCGCAACACTTGCAGCCTTTGTTGTCTCATTACCAGCTGTGCTATTTACAATAAAAGCTGAAGCAGAAGGTGTAGCAGCAAAGTAAGGTAGATCGTTCCAACGAACTAAGCCTGTTCCGATCTTGACTTTGTATGTGTCAATCTCAAAACAGATTTCACCTTGCGATATAAGCGGATTAGCTGTGGTCCAGTTTACAGCCGTGTCACGTCTAATTTGCAGTTTAACTGCCATTACTAAGCACCACCAGCGTCTATTTGCTCATTACCTACGAAAACCGTTGTAGCGGCTCCGCCATCAACACTCTCAACGTCAGGTGTAATGTATGTGTTTCCGATAAACTCACGTATTTCACCACGCTCATCTTTATACAAATAACGTCCAGATGTTTTGTCGAACCAAATTCTAAGGCCAAATTGTTTTTGATCAGCCATTACGATCACACTTTAATGATATATAGAACGCCTTTGTTGATTGGCCTTGTTTCTGAGTCGCCTCCCCCTTCGATGTTGCAAGAGCCAGATACCGTATGTGTATGAGCACCTGTAGTTTGAACACCGTTGCTCGTGGGAGGACGATCGCTTAATGGTGAGCTCGAGTCACCAGTTGCAGGCCCCCAACCAGATGCACCACCACCATTACCATATGATGTCAGAATGTGTGTGTGGTTTCCTGCACTTGCAGCCGATCCTGAAACGGACCCAGTAAAAGAATTTGCTGGCCTTGATGTTAAATGCCCTTGATGACCACCAACAGTAACAGCTGTTTGATTCAAGGCTTGACCAGAGCTTCTCAGGAATATCCCTCTATAGTCAGGCACCCTAAATGTTCCAGCCGCAGGATTGGGATATGCTGCGTTTGTTGTTGGGTTTATTTGATTGTTATACGTTGTACCAAGAGCAGAAAACAGGGCAAAATAAGTTGTCTGACTATGCTCAGCTCCATCACAAAGCAACCACCCACTCGGAGCTGTGCTACCAGCAAAAGCGAAGACAGTACCAGTAGGAACTAATGACCCACCCTGGTTTACATCGCCGACACCATTTGTTAGTAAACTTACGTTAGGCATATTTTACCTCAGAATTTGATAATTTTGTTGCAAGACAAGTTGATAGGTCTAGTCTCAGAGTCTCCGGTAATTGTTTGAGCTGCCGCTGTTCCAGATACCGATACAGAGTGAGTGTGTGTCCCAGATGCCGCTGTGCTTGCGTTGCTTTGAAAGCTAACACCAGTAGATGCTGCTCTACCTAGACCGCTACCGCTATTCCACACCTCAAATGTGTGACTATGCGAACCATCGCTTGATGTACCGCCACTTGCCGATACAGTACTAGCAGAGTTAGCCAAACCATTTTTAGCAGTAGCTTGTGTTTGAGAAGAACCATGAACACGACCAGCATCCCTACTAGCTGCTCCCTGAGCTGTTCCCATGTTATCGTTATAGCGGGCAAACCTTCCTCTAAAGTCAGGGATGTTAAAGTTTGCTCCACTTCCACCATATGAGTAACCGATGACGGCAAATAGCCTTGCATAAGTACCAGCCGTTGATAGCTGACGACCATCGCACATTAAGTATCCGCTTGGAGCCGTTGTACCAGCAAAGTCAAGCAATGTACCGACTGGGTTAGTGTCACCAACGATAAGATTAGCATCTAAGCTAAGTGGCAGTGTAGCTCCTACAGCTGGAGCATTTAAAGCATAGTTTATACTTGCCGAAGCAAAGCCAGATATGGTTGGCATTACAAGCTGAATAACACCATCATTAGTAATTGCTAAAGACATACCAGAAGGCGGGTTATCTCCAGACACCTGATAGCTTATGTTATACCCTGTACCTGCTCCGTTTTTGCTGAACTGTGCCTGAACGTAAAACTTTAGTGGAGTGGTCGCTTGAATTGAAACCCACCCAGAAAGTTCACCAGCCTCGTATGCTGATACGTTTTGAACAGTGTTTGTTGTAGTCTGAGCTAGTGGGATTGTAGTACGGACATTTGCTCCACCGACAACAGTGCCTCTCATGTTTATAAATTCAAGCACAGTCGATGTTTTTGCTACACCAACAGGCTTACTCATTTGACCAACAACGGTAGGCTCAGTAGCGGTGATCTTTCCAGCCACACTTGGACTTAGAAAGTAAGTCGTACCAGGAACTAATGCTGATCCACTTACGCTTACATCTACTGTTACGTCACCTGCCATTGCCAAGATAAAAGTATTGTCATCGATCTTTGACTCGAATAAACCTACTACCTCGGCTGTGTTTACAGCATCAGCTCTAGCTTTGACATAATCCGAACCACTTAAGTACAGAGGTGCACCTGCGTCACTGTCTGTAAGTCCGTGACCTGGCTTAGTGATTGTTGCTTTAAGTGTAGCCCCGCCTCCAGCAGGTGCCCAGGTTGAGCCATTGTACACAAAGAGACTGCTTAGCGTTGTGTCGAAAACAACACGACCTGTAGTGGGACTTGATAGTGCAAGCCTTTCCGTCGTACTAAGCCTTGGTACTTGAAGCTCTTTAGACGATGATCCCGCTGTCGGGAACTTTACGTCAACATCAGTAGCCAACGAGTTTTGTACTGTTTTACCAGTTAGCGTCTGAGTCGTATCAAGGTCTACCATCGTTTTCCAAGATGAACCTGTATAAACCCTCATCACACCAGTGGTCGTGTTTCTGTACATACGACCTGAAAACAGACTGGTTGTTGGGTCTGACTCTAACTCCTCAAGACCTCCTGCAATCAAATCACCGTAGATTAACATTAAGCGACTCCTATCAATGTATAACTAGCTGCTGGAGGAGCAGCCTTAAAGGTTACCGTTACCTGTGTTGATGTTCGTGTAATGGTTGGATAAAGCTTTTCACCGGTCGATGTTAAGCTGAACTCCCAGATTGCTTTTGTGGCGTCTTGTAACGATGTACCTATTGTGTAGGTTTTAGTCTTTTGAACACCGTCCCAATAAAGGTCGTCTTGGACAATAGACTTCTCAGCACCGCATCGACGCCATGTGCCTCCGTCATCGACAAGAATAGTCTTGGCAGTAGCGTCATAGACAATACGACCAGCTTTTGCAGCCGAAGCACTTGGCAAGGTAACAGTGGTAGTGTTCTCAGCTCTGAGGCCAATAGCTTGACCCTTGTGATACGAGTCACCTATTTGTCTGGTAGCTGTACCGATATTGATTCCATCTGTCTCAGGCGCGAGCACGTCTCTGAACAGAACAAAGCCTTTAGCTGCGTTTATAGTTGAAGCTAAAGTCAAATTACCAAGAGGTGCAAGACCGCCATATACAAGCTGTCCAGCCCCTCTTCCCGCTAGTCTTAGATACTGAATATGGTCGTCATTAAGTAGACCTGATATTTGGCTATGTGTTATCTCGGTGTCTGGATGGTCTGCAAACCAGCACTGTTGAGCCGAACTCCAAAACAGTGTGTTGCCGTCTTGTGCAGGGCTACCATCACGCTTAACAGTAATGTTTCTCAGACTTTCAAGCTTTTCTTGGTCTAAAGCTGTACCACTTTCCAAGGCTAGAGAACCATGGAAATAAATGTCTCTAAAGTTTTGGACCGGATCACCAAGGTCAGATGTTATATTGACAGGCTTTATTACAGGCGTGTCTACGACGATACCAAGTGCTGCGTTGATATCTAAAGTATTTCCGATAGATGTAAGCCTGTTACCAAAGTCACCACCTTCAAGACTAGTGTACTTGGCTTCATTGACATCAGTAGCTATTAAGCTTGCTGACGACTTAATATACCCACCAGCTGCTATACTTTGAACAACATCAAGACCAGCCAAAAAATCGGTATTACATGACACCGATAGGCTTTGAGCTGATATTGATAGATGAGTTGCTTTTGAAATATTGCCATCAGTCCCAATCTCAAGAATGTTATTGGGTATACCTATCTCCAAGGCATCAAAGACACCAAGTGAAGCATCAAGTGAGTTTACGTCAACAAGGTCATTGGCATTGAAGTCGATGACATTGTTATCCGAGTCGATCTGATTGCCTGTTAGATTTAAGTTGCCGATGTTAGCGTCACCCGTTGTTACAAGGCGATTGCTTCCAAAACTAATTGTTCCACCGTCGCTGATGACATATCCGTCACCTAATGACAAGTCACCTATAAGAGTCCCAGACGCTAACTGGCTAGGGATGTCTTCAGCAAAAATATGTGTAGCCTCTATGTGACCACCAGTAAGTAGATCACAGCTACCAAACTCTATAACGCCGCTTGAGCTTTCTATAAAGTCATCATAGATAGATATCTTATCAACAACACTCTTTAGCGAGTGTACTTCTTTAAAGCGGCTACTAACCTCACCCAAAGACCACTGATTGTCTCCAATAGGTCTAGTGTTGTCTCCAAGCTGAATATGACCAGTAGACGGACCATTACCGTCACCGCTATTAGCATAGAGATTAAGGTTAGTATTTGCAGACTTTCCACCCCATAGAGACTGTCCAGCGAGAACTCCTGAGACTGGAAGGCCGTTTTCATCGGTATCATCACGTCCACGTTTTTGTATGTATTGATCTTGTGTTACGTTCTGCCAGCTTGCCAGTATGGAATCTGACGAGAAATCAAGGTCATATATCTTGTACCATTTGCCTGGTGCTGCATCGCCTTCACGTAACTCGAAGCGATAGCTTGCACTCTTGTTGTCATTGTCATTGATAACAACACGCATATCTCCAATGGAGTTACCTGTTGTTGGTAAGTCAGCTTTTGTTGGAACAGCCTCTTTTGCGGTTGGGTAAAGGACAGCAAACAGGTGATTCATTGCCTGTGCCAAAGTAGTAACAGAGCCAGTCACAGACGGATGAGAATAGACGATATCCTCTATGTTGTGAGTAAATGGATGTTGCGCTTGGCTAAATACTCTATGTCTGCTGTGTGAAAATATGCTCACCGCTTACCCCCAACTACCAACCCATTCGGATTCAACTTCTTTCATTACATCAACACGATTACTTGTTCCGTAATAAGTGTACGTGGTAAGAAGTGCCGGCTCTCCATCTTGAGCCTCTGTTCTTGCTTCGTAAACAGCGATAAGCCTTCCACCATCGTCATACATCATCTTTTGTTTGACATACTCATGAAGACCAGTAGTAAGTAGGGCTGTTTGACTTTTCATGATTTTACCTCAATGGGAGCTGCCCGAAGGCAGCCCCCGTGAACAAGGAACTGTGAATTAAGGAATCGAGTGGATGATGCCCATCTTAGACGGCGAATGGACCACGAGCTCGCCGCGCAAAATAACGTCAGTTACGTAAAAAAAGCCCTGCGTGGTGCGGTACGTGTGATACGCTTTTCCTTCTGGATCTTTATGAATGTAGAAGTCACCATTTGTGTGGAACTTCATAGCCGACCAGTCAACAAAGATCATAACGTCATCACGCATCTCTTGAACTGCCGCAAGTTTAACCACACCTTTTGCACCAGCTACGGTGATCTCAGTGTAGCCATATGCAGAGACTTTTGTTTCAACATGACGGAAAGCACCAGAGTTTTTCTCCAGTTGCTTCATGACATGACCCATGTGCTTATAGCTCATGAGAAGAGTCTTATCAGTTGTTCCACGTCCTTTGCGGATTACTTCGCTCCATGCGTCAAAGATCACGTCCAAAACATTTGTAGAGGACATTCCGCTTCCGTCGATGCTTATACTTTGTAAAAACGGGTACTGGATTTTTGAAACGCCAAACAATGTTGGACTACCGCCCGCACTTGCAGGAAGAAGCTGATCAACAAGGTCAGTGAATCGGTTAGCAGCTGTTTCACCGCCGTCGATGTAAATCTTGTCACCAAGATCAACAGACGAAGCATCAACAGCAGCACCTCCACGAGTAGCCGAGACAGTCAATTTGTTGGCATTGATGTCGATAGCGACTACATAACAGGTAAGTGTGCTGTTACCAACAACTTGCAGCTTTTGGCCGATAACAAATCTTTCGGGACGGTCAACAGCCAATACACCACCAGCTGTACCAGCAGCAGTACATTTGCCAAGGTGAGACCCTGCCAAAAGAGCCGTCGAAACAAGTTCTTTCATAGCGTCCATAAAACTATTTAAACGCTTTGGAAGGTTCTTAAGGAACGACTGTTCAGAGACAGAATCTCCTCCACCTGTTCCAGAATGCTCTTTGAGGTCTCTCTCATGCCACTTGAGTGCCCCGCTGATCTCGCGTTGCTGTGGAGCATATCCTTTGACGAATACTGCTTCAGCAATGTCAGACTCATCTGTTAGTCCGCCAAGTTTAAAGGAGCTTTCTGCGCCACCTTCAAATGCGATTGGTAGTGGACCATCTTTCCAGCCATTGTCACGCTCTACCTTTTGCATGAGGTAGTTACGCTTGTCATGCTCTGCCTTGAGTAGATCATAGTGAACATACTCAAGCAGCATGTTATTAAAACTTCTTGTGGTAGCCATTTATTATTCTCCGTAATTTTTATTGTAATGTTTTTTAATATCATCAATGGACTTAAACCGTGGCTTAGTCACACTGACTCCAGCTCCATTCCCAACATTAGGAATAGTCGCTGAAACTTTTGCAGCCTGTTGTGATGGAACGACGGCTTCTTGTGTGGTCTGTTGTCCTTGACCGACGAAAGCTCCGTACTTCTGCATGAGTATGCCAAACACCTCTTGCGGAGGAGCGTAGCGTTTTTCTTTCATGTAGATGTAGTTTCCAATATCAATGGCTTCATCTTTAAATGCACCTTCTCTTCCTGCTCTTTGGTCAAAGATTGCAGCAAAAGATTGCACGTCTGGCTTTTGATAAGTTTGCTCAAATACGCTTACATGGCGCTCTAATTGGATTTGGTTTCTTTCCTCTTGTAGCTGTTCCATCTGAGCTTTGAGAGACTCTTGTTCCTGAGTTGCTTGGAGCTTTTGACGGCGAGCTTCAAGTGACGCATTGTACTGAGCAGCAAATTCGGGGTCTTGTTTTGCCCGAATAACATTGTTGTAGTGTTGCATGATCATTTCATCATTTAACCCTACAGCTTGAATAAACTGGCCTAAGTCGGTATCACGAAGCGCCAAGAGGTTCTTTAAACTAGATGTCTGCTCTGAATACTTTTTTTCTACATCGCTGTATCTAGTTATAGATTCTTTGGTCTTTTCGTATTTTCCTTTGAGCACATCAAATCCCATAGCACGACTAAAGACATCACGAAGTTGATCCTCATGACTCTTATCTTTAATGGTCGGCCTGATCCACTCAGGGAATTGATGAACCTTGTCATAAGCCTTAAATTCATAGTTAGGCGTGTAGCTTTGTTGAACGGCACTTCCTGTCTGAGCGGGTTCACTGGTCTGCGATACCTGTTCAGTCGTCGGTGTGGATTCAACCGCCACGCCTTGAGCTTCCGTACTGGCACTTGATTCTGTTGCTGGGCTTGCATTTTCTTCCGTCATAAATTCTCCTTAGCCTTGGCTTGGCTGTAATGGTTGGGCTTGCACCCCTGTTGATAAAGGACTCATCGCTTGAATGTCCTGGCCTTGGAGATTCGGCGACCCGCCCATGAGACTGCCAATGTTTGCAACGCTGGCATCACTCATCATGTCTAGTTGCTGCTGGTTCATTCCCTGCGATTGCAGACGGTTCATGAGCCACATGAGAGACTCGTATGGTAGCCTCGCACGTTTTGGCAGCTTGTCAGGATTGCTTGGGTCAGACACGTAGAAGTCACATGCTACTAAGTATCCACCCGTCGGAACAAAGCCATCCTTCATCGCTTGAAGCTTGGCTTGCTCTTCAGCTAGAAGTTGACTGTGCTCTTGGTAAACCTGCTGGTAAACTTGCTGAACTTCAGGCGGAAGGAAGTCAAAGTCTGGTGACTTCATCCTGTTGTCCAGTCTGGAGATTGTGTAAGTATGGTTGTCATTTGGCTTAGGCTGAACGTATTCACCACGGTCTAGCCTTAGTATGGTGTTTGTTGCTATGTCATAGTCTAAGGTCATGTCATCAAACAGACGCTCATTATTGACATAGGGCATCATCCTGAGAATCTTACCAACATCCTGTGGAGCCATGTTTGCTCCGCTGTATTGTAGAATGTGGTTCAGGGTCAGCTGTCTACCCATCATAGACTCTACATCAGTTGACGATGATTCTGTCTCAATGGAGTACGATAGGTCTGGAGTGTTTACCCACTCGCTGACATTGACCATCTCGTTTCGTCCGACGATAGGAACTATTCTTTCAGGTGTGTAGTAGAACTTAGTCATCTTAAGCACTTTTTTGCAGACTGCCTTGATGAACTTCTCGTACTTCTCACCCCAGATAATAAACTTCTTTTTTTCTTTGATTGTTCTAAAGAGCATCCCGTATGGGTCTACTTGACCATTATCTTTTTCAACGGTGTCTTCAGAGACCATGGATATGTTGTAAAGCTCAGAGATACAGTCAGATAGATATCCAACGAACTGATCACCACTTCGCCCTGGTATTACTGTGGGGTCTTGTCCTACGACTTGAATAGCCTTGATACCGTGGGCTTCACCACCGGACTCCATGCTAGAGCCGTTTCTAAGAATGATTTTGTCCATACCAAGGGTAAGCTGTGTCTGGACGATGCTGGATGCTGCTCTGTTTATCTCGGCTTGGATTGGTCTAAGTTGCTTGATCATGGAGTACCCACGACAGCTAGTCGGGAACTCGTCAAAGCCTACGATTTCAAAAGGCCACTCACCATTTGGAAGCTCACCTTCAAACAAGATGCCATCCTCAGTGCAGATGTAGTAATAGCCATTTGGATACGTGTGACAAGGTTTGAAATAGAACTCTTTAGTGAGTGTCTGTGTCTTACTTTCAGTGTAGCTATTGGTCTGACCATCAAAAACTTGGTAGGTTTGTTTGCTTGACTCATGGACAAGCTTAACAAGGTCATCATCAAAGCTGACCATTTCTCTCAAGGTTTTAGTGTCAACCATCTTACGAACACACACCCACCTGCACTCGTCCCAAGCCTTAGCCTCTGGGTCACGCAGTAGGTTAAAGCCGAGCACTCTCTCGACAATGACCTCACCTTCAAACTTAGGTTTGGCTTTTGGTTGCCCATCTTCCCCAACAACCGGCATACCCATCTCGTCAAGCTCTGGCTCATAGCCTAGAAACTTACCAGCGTTAGGGTCAAAGAATATCTTTACAATAGCCTCACCGATCTCAGTGAAGTCTTGTACGAGCTTTCTATTTTTGCTTTCAAAGTCAGAACGCTCTCTCCAGTCTGCCCAGACAGCCGTAGCCATCTCAGCAATCTTTTGATCTTGCAGTTCGCTATCGTTTTTAGCTTTGATCTTGACGCCTGGTGAATGGGCAAGAATATTATTTTGATAGCTTGTCATAATCTTTTTAAGATGATTACGAACAATTCTAACCTTTTGATCTTTTTGTAAATGACCTGCTGAACGCTGCAAAAACTCACGCATCTTTTTAGCGTAGTGATTGCCGGAACAAAGCAAGACGTTACTTCTCTGCTCTGCGAACAACTCTGTGTCAATGCTTTCAGCCTGGGTGTACAGAGTATTCAGGTCAGATATCGTCTTGTTCACTCTTGCGCCCTCATTAATGCTTCTTCAAATGCAAGGGGGTCTTCAATAAGAAGCTGGTCAGTGTCTTGAGGAGCTTTACCGCTGGTGGTTTTATTTTCGTGTAGTGGGTCTCGAATGAACGAATCATTAACGAGCTTAAGAGATAATCCACCAGCAGAAAACTCCGTGACAGCGTTCTTCCGACATGTCTCCATGAGAATTACGATGTCATCGACAGTAAATGCTAAATTACTTTCATGGTTCATGGCATCCCCCTCGTGGCTTAATAGCCAAGAAATTCACAGTCATTGTTCCATTCTTCAAATTCATCTATGAGCAAATCGATACCAGTGCGCCTGTCATCATAGATACGCTGACGACCGCTATAGGTTACTATCTCTTTGTCTTGCTGCTTTTTTGGCCTTTCAACCATGACCCATGGAATGTCTACAATTGCGTAGCGCAATGCGTCGATGAGGTCATCCTTAGCATGTGTCTTGTCTGCACCGCTTGAAGCACTGGATAGCTCGGTACAAAGCTTTTCACTTTCACTGTCGATCAAACAGATATCAAGTATGCCCAGGCGAAACAGGTCATTGAGGATACCAAAGCCAAGGGTTCTATCTTTCTTAGCTCTGACAAAGCCCTCACCAGCACGTTCTGCAAGGATGCCGTAGTCTTTACCGATACCGCCAAAGTCGTAGGTCTCTTGTATGCAGCGTCTACCATTACGCATGGTTTGATACTTAGCCAGCATGTCGGCGCTACTTGTCACAACGTCATCGCCACGCCATACCTCCACGACCTTGCCATGCTTATAGTCTGGACTGACCGCTACGAAGACAAACGCCGCTGGATGTCCTCTGCCACCGCCTGTGCCCGCATCTGTCCCTGAGTACCACTTCCAGTCGTCTGGTATCTTGCAGTCTGTTGTTGTGTTCTTGTCACGCCTAAAGCCGTTGACCAATAGACCATCGACACGAACAAACTTACCGTAGACACGACGCTGTACCTCGATGGGATCAGAACACGACCGTTCGATCTCTTGGATGTATTCAACCGTCCACTTGCTAGGCATACCGTTAGCGTAGTTAAGGCAGTCGTACATACTGATCTGCCTCTTGAAAGCGTCTGGAAAATTTTCTTTCTCACCGTCTTTTGGCTCAATGGTCATTCTCCAAAATTCTTGACCACGAGTCGCAGTAAATACCATGTGGAAATATCCACGATTTGAAATACCGATAAGGCGAACGTTTACTTCGTCAAAAAGATGCTTTGGCATTTCTTCGTCTGCAAAAATAGCGAAGACTGAACTGGCCTGCAAGCTTGCACCTGATTGCTCATAGGTGCGGAAGTAGATAGTTACCCCAGAATTAAAAAAAATTGCGTGAATTTTCTTTCGGTTGTCATACTCACAACGCCATCCATAGTCAGGATGTTCTTTCATCGCACCACGAGGAAGAAACTCTTTAAACCATTTTTCATGAAACTCAATAGTTGCTTGGCTTGCATCAGCATAGAAGTACCAGAACTGTGTTGGTTGTTTCCCCCACAGCTTTGGCCACAACTCGCGACAAGTTGCCCAATGAATAGCCTTGCATATCTGAATGGATGACTTACCAATCTGATTGGCAGCCGTTAGAAAATTATAGCGATTTGTAGATTCAAAGAAGTCTATCTGCCACTGGTACTTTTCAAGCCCGTAAAGGTGAGGCAACATCTCCTGTTGCTGTCTCTTTAGCTCCAGTAGCTTCAAGTATTCCTTCTTCGTCCTCTCGCTCGACTTCGACATCTATGGATTCCTTGGGCTTTGGTAGACGTTTAAGTTCACTCTCAAGCTCAGCAATACGCTTATCAATGTCATCATTGTTAGTGACCAAGACCTTTGGCTTTTGACTTTCAATGTTGAGGTTGACTGACTGAACACGCTGAACAGCAAGACCTTTAGCCCGTTGCTCAACCATGCGTATTGTCTCAAGAACAAGCTGACCACGTTTAACGTCGATACGTCCGTCGTCGTCATGAATATCCATATCCATGATTTCCCATAACCTCTCGGTTCCACGAGTCAGCAGTGCCTCGACTTCCTTCTCGTAGACCTGCGTAGGACGACAAAGCCATGCCAGCTTAAATTGATTTTTTAAGATGTGGTTTCTGAAATAGTTTGGAGTCGCTATCCCGCCGTAAACATCTCGTGTTGTAACCATCCCACCTGTTGAGTCTGCTTTTTGATACTCACGCCAAAAGCTTGTTTTAAGTGCGTAGTCCAGCGGTGTCGGCTTTACCATCGACTTCAGCTCAGGCTCAGACAGCTCACACACAGCGGGAGCCATCTGCTCCATAGCGTCGGTGAACTCTTTACTGACAAGGGAATAAAAATGATCGTCTGCGAATTTAGTCATGCCTTGATGCTATCAATCACAAATCTGTAAACCTAGCTTGCAGTGTCCCATCGTTAGGTTTGTTCACAGTAATAGTTTTATGACGCCGTGAGAAAATTTAAATTTGGAGGTGTCTATGAAATTACTATTACCCATTCTATTGTTTGCATCTCAAAGCTTCTCACAGGACATTACTGATAACAAAGGACGAGGATTGATCTACAAAGGTCATCAACCACGATACGGAAAAACTTACTCAACATTTTCAAATTGCGAGAACTTGCCAAAAGAATTTGACCTGCGTGATCTTGGTATTGTTCCTCCCGTCCGAGATCAAGGTTCGTGCGGTAGCTGTTGGGCTTTCTCAAAGACTGCAAGCCTAGAGTCGGCACATGCTTTGATGAATGGAGAACTGCTTGACCTTAGTGAGCAGGAGCTTGTCAGTTGTGACAAACAATCCTGGGGATGTCGAGGAGGCTTCCTATCTGACTTTCGCTATCAGATCGAATTTGGACAAGGACTTGAAAAAGACTTTCCCTACAAAGCAAGAGACCTATCTTGCAGAAAAATACCTGCCGCAGCTAAAGGCTCAGGATATTTTTACGCAGGAAAGCCAGACAGAGCGCCTTCCCAAAAAGAAGTTATGTGTGCACTGTACAATTCCAAAACGGTGCCTTGGACCGTCGTATCGGCTGAGGGACAATGGGATGTTGCTCCTACTGGAGACGACGGGATTATGCAACGGTGCAATAGCCGAGACATTAACCATGCTGTTGGACTCGTTGGCTGGAAAACAATCGGGGATAAAGTTTACTTTAAAGTTAGAAACTCCTGGGGTAATGACTGGGGAAGTACGGCTGGAAGACCTGGTGCCGAAAAAGGTTACACTCTCGCTCCACACCTATGTAACCTTCTAAATGAGGAAGTTGCCTACATCGTTACAGATAAAACCTGTAAGCCACCATCACTCGACAATGCTGCTACGTTTATCGTCAAAGCTAACCGTGACACCACACTATCCGTTCAAGAGCTTGAACTCGACACAACCTATGTTTGGTATGTTGGGGATCTTAAGGTAGGACGTGGACCGGCGATCATTATCAACGAAGACAGACCACAAACCTACAAGGTCGTTGCAAAGAATAAGTGTGGACAGTCAGAAAGTCTGATCCAAGTTGAGGTGGAGCTATGAAAAAGTTTTTATCTTGTGTCGTTGTTGCCATCTTGTTCAACGTAGCCTGTGGTGATGAGACCACTAACAACATCTCCAACTACTATGGTGACCTCGACACGATCGATATTGAGCAGGGTGTGGACATTGACGTGCCATGGTTTACGAAAGTAGAGCAAACCAAGATCAAAGCAGAGCTATCTGTTGATATACCCCCTACAAAGCCACCATTAAACCTTGATAAAACAGAGCGAAAAGAGGTCATTTTAGACGTTAAAAACACCCTCTCAGACAGGGTAGAAACAGCTAAAAAGGTGGATAAAAGCCTACAAAACATGGTCCGACTGGCTACATTTACCCTCAGAAAGAAGGGTTACTACGAGGAAGCTACCAGAATTGAGCAAGAATACAGTGAACGCTACAGCAATTACACGTTTAGTCACGCTATTGGTGCTGTTCAAGACATCGGAGACCACCCACCCATGTGGGAATGGCTTGATAAACTAGAAAAAGACTTGCGAGCACTGCTGGGTGACTTCGTTATGCAGGTGACTAGGCTAGAAGACCTCAAGGTTTTTAACTATGCGATACCAATTGTGCTACATCCAGACGGTGATATCCGTACAGAGCCGCCTACTCTCATCACAAAGCTCGACTACAAGCAGCACTTTGTACCTTTTGCAGGAGCACTGGGCTACTGGACAGCTTGGGGAGTGTGTACCGGCGCTACTTGGGGACTTGGTGCAGTGATTTTTATCTGTAGTCCAGTCGGTATGGTGACAGAACGAGTCGTCGAGACGAGAATTGCTCCAGATTTGTCAGACAAAATATGGGAACGCTATAACGATTAGTCTTGGCTACAGTCTTGAAGCCTGGTCACGTAACGGTGTACTAGGCTTTTTGCTAGGCTAAGCTTCTGGGCAATGCTTGTCACACTGTAACCAGCACACTTCAGCTCAGTGATTTCCTTCAAAACCTCATCGCTTACCTTGCTACGGTTCTTATGCTTACGCCTTACCTTCCACATGTCACAAATTTCTTGGCAACGAAAGCGCATCAGCTCTTTATCGCCACGCTTGAACCTGCGAAATATCCGTAACAGATGAGTACGGCAAAGGGGGATTTGTAGATTGTCTATGAAAGAGAGATTATGAACAGCCTCAGCTTCACATACTTGGCAACCCATACGGCCCTCCTAGCCTTGCTGGGAAACCACCCGCTAACATCCTGTCGGCGGGTGTAACATGGAGAGTACATCACGATTCACAATTATATGTTCAACTATGCTTAATTATATGTCAAGCTATTAAAAACCTTGGAGGCTATTGATATGGATAAATTGTTTTGTAGATTCTGTGAAAGTAAAACAGCTGTATTGGTAACATTAGATGATAAAAACCAAGTTATCTGTCAGTGTGGCTGTCACTCACCTATCAGACATTCGAGACAAGGAGCACTACAGGCTTGGGTAAAGCTACATGGAAATAAGCGAAAAAGGGAAAATTGACGCACCCGTCCATTATCCCCCACATAGTATGTATATGTAAGGCTCAGGTTCTCTGTGCGAACCTTCGCTATGCTTTACTTATAGACTTTAAGCTTAGCCAGTACTGGCAAGATGATAAGCTGTTGTGACATAAGCTATGGCCTGTTCTCGCAAGACAAGCCTACAAGCTTTAAGCTATATAGTAGTGAAGCCGTTGCCACATGGCTGAACTTTTCAAAAAGTTCAACAAAACATACAGGCTAACAAGACTGTCCTGAAAGGCTAACGCCTTATGTGATACTTTTTAAAAGTTGTAATGTCAAGCACTTTCTGAAAAACAAAGTCATCTCGGTCAACTACACGTCACGTTAAAAATGTTTCTATGAACGAGATATCAGGCACTTACACAACTTACGGCCGTATTGCTTATTTTTTGCACAATTATTTTGGTATTTTTCCAATGATGACCGCCAATATCTATCAATGGTTGTCTATTCTGATATGTTTACATCAATGATATCAATCACTTGAGACACATAGACCTTTGCGCTACGCTATCTTTTTAGCCACTACTCAAAGGGATAAATCTCAACCATGTTCAACGAAAGCAACCTCATCACCAAGCTATTTATCACGCTGGTCATCGCCTGCTACGTCATCGTGGCAAGCGTCATCTACTTCCCCGTCATCATGTACAAGCTGCTTGTCGATATGGTCGATTACGTCTGGCACGCCGAGTCTAAGCCTACGGTGTTTACCAAGTCATGAAAATAGCTGAACTGAAGCCTTGCATAAACAACAGCTGGTGTGTCGAGAAACACTGGGACGCTATCGTCGAGTTGGTGCAAGCCACAGAACAGCTCTACTACCACGAAGAAGTCAAGATCGAGTCACTAACCGATAGAGGCTACCAAGCACTGCTAAGGCTTAGAGACGCTATCCAAAAGATGGAAAGGATTACCTGGACCAATGAAAAAAGTCTTTGATGAACTACGACTACTAGCCACATACGCCATGCTTAAGCTGGCTATCATGCTCGCCCCACCAACAAGGCAAGAGAGCACTCTCATGCTTTATTACATGCGCTGCTTCCTGTCTCACGCTAACCAAATGAAAGGACAAACAGATGAAAAAAACAAAGAAACCAACCAAGAAAAAGCCTGTGTCACTAGCCACTGAACAGAAAAGTCACCCAACAGCCATGGAGTTTACTATGGCTATAGTCATCATGTTGGCTTTGCTCATACTCGGTAAAACAGCTGTGATGCTTATGGGGTGGTGAGTGAAAGCTATACTTGAGTTTAACCTGCCAGAAGAAAGAGAAGAGTTTGAGCTACACAATAAAGCTGGAAAAGTCTTCTCCGCTGTATGGGAATACGCTAATTGGCTTAGGCAAATCTGTAAGCATGGTGATCCCGATAAGGTTAATGCGCAGGCTTGTAGAGATAAGCTTTACGAAATTTTAAATGAACATGAAGTGAATGATTTTTAGGAGGATATATGTTTAACGAAACGCTGATTTGTGGACTAAAAAACGTAGACATCGAAGACAAAGACACAGTAACCTTTTACCTGACAAAAGGACACTGTGCAGACATGCCAGGATCGATTAAGATTGCTCAACTGCTTGTGCCAAAGGTTAAGTTGATCAAGACCTTTTCAGGCAAAGAAGTAGACACAAGGTATGTGCGTAAAGGAAAAGATTGGAAGGCATACTTACCGAGGTGAGTGTGGTGTGTGGGGGTGGTGTGATTGACATTGATATGTTGGTTCGTCTCGAAAAGAAGGCCACTCCAGGACCTTGGGCGTATGACATGGGTAATTGGGAGGTTGAAAAAGAAGACGGGAGAAATCCTGTTTGTCTGACAAACAACCACGGTGATGACGATATAGAAAGACTTGGATATGGACATGATGATGGCGAGTTTATAGCTTCCATGCGTAACTCAATTAATGAACTATTGGCTGTTTATTTAGATGCTAAACACTTGTCTGATAATCTTGAGACTTGGTACTTACTTCCTGATGGAAAACAACACCTAAAGCTTGCTATGAAGGGTCTTCGTGAATCACTGGATAAGCTTAGTGGTGGTGGGGTGTGGTGGAATACAACATGCAAATTATAAAATGTGTATGCGCACGCGCCCACGCCCCCGCGCGCGCCTGTGTGTGCAAGCCCGTGATCGTGACAGCCAATGAAATCAGCAGGTTACGGCACAACGCTAGCATACATTGGTAGGTAACGTGCTAACAAATCCTGTGGTCTATAGCGTATAAGCCTCTGATAATATTCCCGATAATTTGACCGATGCCAGTAACTAGTAACGACTAGTAACGGTAGACTATTTCCCGATTTTTCCCGCCTGTTTATTTCTTTAAAATCTTTCTACCCCTTTTAAACCTTGTGCAAACAAGGCTAGGCTTATTCACGTTTCGGAGTATTCCTGAAAATATTTGCTTGACAGAGCGCAGGATATTGTTTACTAGTCCGCTCACGAAAAGGCAATTATGCCACAAAATAACATGAGGGAAACAATGAAAGCCGATGAAGTTTTAGAGAAATTACTCGACAAAATGAAGGGCCAGTCATGGCAAAAAACGTGGACAAGCTTAGCAAGTGGACAAGCTAACCATACCACTCGCAAGCTTTACCGAGGAGCTAACCAAGCTATCCTATCGCTTGAGTCAGCTGATAAAGGTTACACATCAGGTCACTGGGTAACTTACAAGCAAGCTCAAGAGCTAGGCGGACAGGTCAAAAAAGGCGAGAAGGGTACTCAGATAGTTTTCTTTTCTGTCAAAGAGAGAGAGACCGAAACGAGTGAAGGAACTGAGACCGAGAAGTTTGGCTTTTGGAAGGTTTACACTGTTTTCGCTTTAGAGCAAACAACGCTCCCACAATTGACTGTTAAGACTCTGCCTATAACTAGCGAAAAGCTTAATATTACAGTCTCAGGCATGGAAGTTATACACAACGCAGGCATAACAACGCCACACGTCAAAACTAGCGACTTCAAGGTATACATGCCACTAGTTGAGCAATTTATTTCCAAGGCTGAGTACTTGGGTACGCTATTCCATGAGGCTATACACTGGACTGGGAGACCTGCTGGCCTCAATCGGGAATGTCTCCAGTTATATTCTCAATCGATAGCCTACCGTGCAAAAGAGGAAGTCATAGCCGAGCTAGGTAGCTGTCTACTTGCTGCAAGGCATAACACTGGGTTCACTCAGACAGCTGAGAATAACGCTAGCTATATCGAGGGCTGGCTCAAGTCAGCAAAAGCGAAGGACTTGCGCGAGTACCTATCAGCTGCACAAAAGGCTTGTGATTATGTTTCCGAGCGTTTGACGCTATCCTTCGGCACTCAGGAGCAACAAACAAAAGATCAAAAAACTGTGAATTTTTGACTTGTGTGTATCCAAGTATTCAACTATATACTTTTAATAACAGGAGAGACCATCATGACCATTAGACAAGCAACACTAGACGGCAAGCGAATAGCCTACACCGATCAAACCGACTTCATTGTGCAAGTCGGCAAGGGCAAGGGTAGCTATCGGACTCGGTATAAATTTACCGGAGACCTATCAAGCGCAGTCTTTCACTTCAATTGTCTGAATATCGGCAACGGTTACAAGAAACGACTTCTTGCACCTGCCTTCAATAAACCATTACTCGCACGTCAATTTTCTTAAGGGAGGGATAAACATGTCTAACACTGAGTGGCTAATTAAAAACGGGTTCGAGGCAAATTTAGTATCAATTTTGAACTATCACGAGAGTCAAGGAGGCGACGATTGCGCTTGTATCTCAGACAGCGCTTGGGACTGGCAAAATCAAAAGTCTATGTCTTATGACGATAGCTTTTACGACTACGACGACACACCTGACAGCTATCTAGGAGAGTGGCCATGCTAATTTCAAGCTATACATGCGAGGACGCAATCGAAGACGGGTCTCTATATCACGTCTACCCTGATAAATTCCCTTGGCTATTGGTGTCTGCAAACGTGTTTATCAGCTGTCAGACTAACGGTGAATTGCAAGACACTAAACTAATCCCTCTGATTATGGACGCCCATTTTTTAGCGAGTGGACCTAAAGGTTATAGAGACCTCGACGACTTTCCTATTCTGCTAAAAAACACGGTGGCGGGTGATGTTTACGTCTCCCCTAACGAAAAAAACGGATTAACTATTTTTACACCTCAAGAATATTAAATGGAGCTAACACAATGAACTACTTCGACTACCTAGACAGCACCGGATACATATTAGCAACCGACTTACCAGAAGACTGCATATCAGACTGCTCAGCACAGGGCAGTGTTGACGAGGCCGTTGAATATTGGGTTAAGCAATTAGACTTTGAAGCACCCGAGCAAAATGTAAAAGAATATTTGGGATGTTTCGGAGCATGGGACGATTACGAACTATCAGATCACGATAGCAACCTGCAACGTCTACTCTGGTTAGTTTGCTGTGACCTTAAGGAAGAAAGGAAAGCAATATGAGCCGACTAACGATAATGGACAAGATTAACGATTTACTTAAAGACAACGAAAAAATATTGGAGGACATAGCCTATATGTTGTCAGACATGGATGAACACAAAGCCACAAAAATAGAACGACGCATCATGTATAAATTGGAGCGGGAAGGGTATGGAATACTAAAAGAAGAAGACGGGCGATTTTTTTATTTTTACCCATTTTAACCAAGGAATGACAGCACAATGAAAAATTATTATGTAGTCGTCGATAACGAAGGACCATGGATATGCGCAGATAGCTATAGTCCTGACGACGAGCTGATTTTAGAAACGACTGATTTATTTGAGGCTGAGAGATGCCTTGGCCGATTATGTGAGGCTTGGGATTTCAATGAAAATGGCAAATAATTACCATATTTTTTTTCTTTGTAATCATCGTGTTATACGATTGTGCTAAAGCCATGCAATATTGTTCGATATGAATGAATGGGCTATGAAAAATAACATACGCAAATTTCGCCGAGAGCTAGGGCTTTCCCAGAGACAACTAGCCGAGGCAGTGGGGACATCTCAGCAGCAGATACAACGAATCGAAAACGGTCTGCATCGTGTTGATCTAGTAACAGCCACACAAATTTGTGTTAAGTTGAAGAAGACAATCGAAGAAACATTCCCAGAGTTGAAACTGATTGATAAAAAGGACAGCTAAGAATGGCTCAAAATCCGCATATAAACCCTAAGTTTAGGAAGCCGCAAGGTAAGATACAGTTTCGTGCTGACAAAGCACTTGTGCAGGTACTCGACAAGCTTGCATACGATGCAATCCCCAATGGCCTTGGTGATCCACCGACCAAATCGGAAGTAGCTAGAGCCTTAGTGGAGCAAGCAGCAAAGGGATTAGCTGGACGGGTGGCATGGATGCTACCTGTTATGCCCACGGATAAGCAGATCAAATTAGCGGCAAAGGCTGGTTATGAGTTAAGCATTATCCCGATAAAAAGTGAGCAGATGGATGTAAACTTTGACCAAATCGAGGAAGCCTTTGCAAATGTTTGTGCGATCCATCCATGGCATGTTATAAATTGTGTTAAGAGAGGATTGACGATCCTCATTTTTGAGAATGATTCTCTATATGTATACCATGGTCACGGCTTAGTTCGTAGGTATACCAAATGATACCAAGGAATATATGGGTCAAAATAAAAGGATTAACTTAGGCGGGTCCACTCTTACCAGTACAGGTGCTAACTGGGTATCTGTACGCCTACCTAAGAATTACCTTGAAGCCCTTGGCCTAGTCACTGGCATGAACGTCGAATGCCTAGCCTTTACCGATCCCCTAGAAATAATCATCCGACCTAGAATATCTGACGCTGTAACTTGTGCAGGTTACATCGATCAGTGCCTTGAGCGTTCAGCCTGGGGGTTAGTCGATGGCGGGGATTAAACGTCTGAACTTAGTGACCGAACCAACGTCACGAGAGAAACAAGAAAAGAAAAAAGTATGGGGTTCAAAGTACAGTGCTGACACCGACAAGGTATCAAAGTCTGACAGTGTAGACGTACCTGACCGCATGGAAGTAGTGTTTCGAGAGAACCCTATGCACCGTTGGTTATGCCTTACACCAAAGGAATGGAATCAACACGTAGGCTACTGGGTAGGTATTCCAGTGACGCTAGAAAAAACTAAGATTGATCCATTCGAGTATCAGTTTGTGCTTGATCGTGTTTCACAGATTGCACTTTGTTCTCAGCCACGCAGCATGACAATCAAGTCGCCTTACTTGAGCATGGGAAAATTATCTCGTGCTGATCACGTGCAGATTTCAAAAGTGATGGCTAAAATTTTGTTTGATCCGAGCATAGCCGACACGTTGTAAGCAAAAAAAATAAACAGATATTGCCGAAGTTCTAAACAGAATTTCGGTTTTTTTATTTCTCGGTTGACCTCTCACGTCTCGACTAGTAAACGCTATCCCGCTCACATGTACATCTTATCGGATTTATTGCTATCAATGGCGGACTATTGTTGACTATTGCAACCTATTGTTATCACTCACTTTTTGTGAATTTTGCCGTTGACATGCCAATCTATACCGGACATGATGCGACTAGTGAAATCAATCCCTACTTATGTTTATCGGAGGCACATCATGGCTACCTATCGCACTCACGGTTACGTTGTTTTCGACATCGAGACAGCCGCCGGACCACAGGCAGACGAGTACTGGGCTAAGAAAAAGATCAAGGCACCTAGCAACTGGAAAGACGAAGAAAAGATCAAAGCTCACGAAGCTGAAAAAAGGCTAGAGCTACGGGACAAGTCAGGTCTCTATCCATGGACAGCGGTGGTCACGACCATTGTTGCAAAGGACAAGGATGGACTTCACAGGTTCTATGGCAATGACGAGAAGACTGTACTCGTCAACTTTGGTGACTACGTTTCCAGCCTTGAAGCCAGGTACGGCAAGGTTCAGCTTATCGGTAAGAACGCTAGAAACTTTGACGTGCCATTCCTAGTAGGTCGATACCTGGCTCATGACCTCGGTGTCCCCTACTCGATTAAGCCTACCCAAGAGCCGAGAGATATCGACGAGTGCTTTGGATACTCAAGCCAGTCAATCCGTGGAAGCCTTAGTGACTATGCTTTTATGCTCGGTATCAAAGGCAAGACCAGTCACGGAAGCAATGCTCAAGCCATGTATGACGCCACTGCCCTTGATGACAGCAAGTGGGATGAGCTTGTCGAGTATTGCGCTCAGGACGTGATGATTACCCACGAGTTTCTTGAGCGTTACATGAAAACATTTCAGCCAACATCTGTAGCCGAGCGCAAGCTCGTTATCGATAACACAACCAACATAGCGGAGATCCCATTCTAATGAGCGAAGCATTACCCCCACTAACCAAAGAGCGTTATCTCAATAACGAAGACCTCGCAAAAATATTGGACTGTTCTCTGCAAACTGTAGCAAGGCTGACCAAAAAAGGAATATTGCCTGAACCAAATCGCTTTAGTCGCAAGATGGTTCGTTGGCGTGAGAGTGATGTCACTAGATTTTTAATGGAAAGGCACAACCATGACGCTTCTATTTCCAAAGACTACTAAGAAGAAATCTTTTAGCCAGACTAACAGTCTACTCTATGGCTTTCCCAAGTCAGGTAAGACTCAGTTCGGTAGCAAGATTACGTTTGACGGTAAAGAACCACTATTCATCATGACTGAAGACGGCGAGGGTATACATGAAATCTCAAAGGCTCGTGTTAAAGACTGGTCTAGCTTCTGCAAGCTCGTCGATCTACTCGAAAGTAAAGCTAAGGAAGTCAAAGACCAATATTGTTGTCTCGTCATTGACCTCGTTAGTGACCTTGATGTGTGGGCGGCTGAGTGGGTGGCTAAGGCTAACCAAGTCACCCATATCTCTGACCTCAGCTTTGGCAAAGGATTCAACCTCCATAAAGAAGAGTTTAGAAAACAGGTCACCCGCCTTATGGCAATACTACCTTGCCTCTTCATTGCTCACACGAGCGAGAAAGAAGTCAACATCCAAGGCACTCCTGTCAAAGTTCAGGCACCAACCTTAAGCGGACGAGCACTTGAGTTTATCAACGGCAAGGTGGACACAATCATGTTCATCAAGCCTGCCAGTGGTGAGCGTGAAGGTAGCATTGTCATTCAGCCAAGCACATTAGCCATGACAGGTTCACGTTATCCACAGTTAATCGGTGAACATGCCTACTCTGGTAAGGACGCTGATCTAGTCTTTAAAAAATTAGAAGCTTTGTTCAACAAGGAAGAAACAAAAACTAAGGAGAGTAAAAATGTTTGAGTGTTTTGACGTAGCCGATGTGCTTAAGAGTGTTGAAGGTAAGGTGTACCCAAAGAACGAGGTGGTCGAGTTTACCATCAAGGAAGTTAAAGAGAACAAGAAGTATGCAAACGTAACGGTATCTTGCCTAGACAAAGATGGAAGCCCATATACTTTCATGTTCGGCACCAGTACCCCCTCAAAAAAGAAACAGATCATTGCTTTCTTAAGCGCCTTCTTCACACGAGAACAGCTTATTGCCAAGACATCAAACCCTGTCGAACTTGTCGGTCAACGCTTTGAAGCTAAGTCGGATGGTCAGAGAGAGTGGGAAGGTAAACAGTACCAACAATGGTCAGACAAGTACCGCAAGGTTGACACGATAGCTAGTGCTGAAGAGTTCACTTCATAACACCGAGGACAACGTGACACACAGGTACTTCTCATGGATAGAGGACGGTCGCTGGCAGGGTAATTGCCTTCTGTCTAACCAGCAGATAGGCAACCTACTTCAGCAGTTTAAGTGGAGGCATCAAGCCTTTGCTTCGATTCAAAAGTATGACAGTGACGGCAAGATTATTTCATGCCCACTTTACTTAGACATCGACGGTGACAGCAAGGAAGGTATCACTGCTTTAAAGATGGCACAGTCGGTAGTGAGCGAGATCGAGTCGGCTTATAATGTAATACCGGACATCTTTTTCAGTGGCAACAAGGGCTATCACATAGTTCTACCTGTGGATATCGAACACCCTCAGTGTCACTACGTTGCTCTTACCATGGTGCAAGGTATGGGCTGTGCTGGATACACCAACATCGACCGTAACGTGTATACCAGTAGACGTATGTGGCGGGTCAACAAGTCCCCTGCTAGTAAGCCTGGGTTCTATAAGATAAGGCTGACCAAGCAAGAGCTGTTTGACCATGGCACTGATGAACATAGACAGTTCTCTCAAAGCAACGCAACCGAAGCTAAGAGTGAATATAATCCTTCTTCTCTTGATGCAGCAAGGTGGAAGGAAGACCTAGAACGTGCGCTCTCACAGTTTAAAAGGAAGACTGACGAGTACTCCCTGGCTAAGACTGTTGATCGCAAGGCTAGGCCATGGACACCCTGCCTCGAAAGTTTAATGACGACGCCTGCTGAAAACGGTGAGCGTGGTACGACGAGCTTTCTTCTTGGCAGGTGGTTCATGCAAGCGGGTACTGACGAAGAAACCGCACTAAAAGAATTTCTAAATCATAAGCACTGGTCAGACTTTGAAGACGATGAGCGTGGCATTAGCAAGATGCTTAGGTCTCTCTACAAGCAAGGTCGTATCCCAACGCTGGGATGTAAGTACCCAAGCAGTGACCGTGACCTGATGAAAAGACATTGCGACATGCTGTGTCACTACAACGACGATTGGAACTTGTTTGTATGAACATCTACAAGCCCCTAAGAGGTGGACTTATCAGGGCTTTCTGTGCAAGGACGAGGGTTAGGCCAATGGCTAGACCACGCCTTGTCGGTAAGAAAATATATCAGCCAGACAATTGCCCAGAGCTGACAGCTTTACTAGCAGCCGAGGTGCAAGGCATGGCGATTGAAAGACCTGTCATGGTGGACATCAACATTCACTACGAAGGCGTGACAAAAAATAACATATGGCCAATCAGTCAGACGATTGGTGACGAGGACAATCTAAGGAAGTCGGTCAATGACTCTTTAGTAAAGGCAGGAGTGCTTCAAGATGACAGGTTCATTATCGGTGGAGAAACCACAAAGATATTTGCAGGAGACGACTACGTGTGGATATTCGTCTACGATCTTGCAGATGAAATCGACTGCTTCAAAGTCGGAGGGGTTCACGCTTAGACCCTACCAGACAGCTTGTGTTGATGCTGTGTTAAACGACTTTAATACAGGCCACAGGAAGGTCGCCGTTATCTTACCAACGGGTGCTGGCAAGACAGAGATCATGCTATCCCTTGCTGACCAAATGATACGTGAGCGTGGTGGTAAGGCGCTGATACTGTCCCACATGGGTCTACTTGTAAACCAGACCAGCGAACGTGCAGCGTTACGTATACCCAATAGACAGATAGGCTGGCTTAAGCATGGCTACACGCCAAGACAGACCGACGACATTATCGTTGGCACCATGCAGTCAGCTCGAATTGAAGACAAGATCAGTCACATCAAAAATATAAACCTTATCATTGTGGACGAGGCTCACTTCATTACAGCTGATAGCTACAAGGCTATCTTGTCCAGGTATCCCAACGCCTATGTGGTGGGGTTGACTGCGACACCATACAAAAGCAAACGTCTCATGACCAACAAGTTTGAGAAGGTTAGCTACTGTGCAAGCCTTGAGGAAATGATCGAGCAAGGCTACCTGCTACCACCCAAGATGATTGCCGTTGAACAGTTGCACGATGACGTAAAGGTTGACGTGTGTGCTTTGTACCTTGGAAGGGAACTAGGCAAGAGTGCTTTGTGCTTCATGCCTAGCGTCGAGGAGGCAGAGCTTATGGCTAGCGTACTTAAGATGGAGAAAGTTAATGCTGCTACCATTGTTGGAGACACACCAGAGACATCCCGAAGACGTATTATCGAGGATTATCAAGCCGGAAAAATACAAGTCTTATGTACAGTTGACGTGCTCACGGCGGGCTTCGACGCTCCATGTACTGAAGTCATCCTCATGCCAGTCAGATGTGGTAGCCCCACTGCCTTCATGCAAAGAGTCGGTCGTGGCCTTAGACGTTACAAAGATAAGACCGAGTGCAGAGTCTACTTCTTTGGACGAGTACCCAAGGTTGAAAAGAAGTTCTATGAGGAGATAGCTAAGTTTGCCTTAAAGAAAAAGCCTGACAAGATGGATATCTTTGAAGCCTTGGAGTGGGCTAAGTACGAGGAAGACGATGAGGCTATAACTTACTGTACCAACATGGCACGTATCCACAAAAACCTTCAGTCTATGGGACACGAATGGCTGTCTCAAATGGTACGTCAAGACACCCTACCAAAAGATTTGCTTGGAAGAATCGATCACCTACACGACAAGCTATCAGGTGTGCGAGCCAGGAAGACTGACACCCCTGCTAGCGAACGCCAGGTGGATTACCTTGAACGCATCATGGGTTCAAAGATCAACAACATAAGCCTCGGTGAAGCTGACTGTCTAATACGTGTGGTCGGTCAAATGAAACAACCTAACCACCCTGTCTATGGCGAACAGTGGAACATACCCACAGGTAAACACGCTGGTAAGCATATCAAAGACTTGCCGTGGCCTTACGTTACATTCTGTTTAGCGAAAGCTCCGCAAGGTGCAGTCGCACAGTTATTTCACAAATGGCACTCATTCAAAAAGGAGAAAGGTCTGACATGAACGTAGTAAAATTAAGTGCGAATGTTGTTCTTAGTCCTAGTTTTACAAGGGCTATCCAAAGACTATCAGAAGCTAGAGGACTATCTCAGGCTGACCACCAAGCGGCGGTTAGTTTGGTGAGACGCATCCAGCAAGCGATAGCTGAACTTAAAGCTGCGAAGGAAAGTGGAGAGAGTGACAAACTACCTGAGCTACTTGCTAAAGATATTACTTTTGAAAACTGCTCTCTATCTAGTGGAGTGGTTGCTCAAGCTAGTCTTGCCCCAGCAGACACCATCGCCCTCGGAGTCCTCATCAAAGGAGTCTAACGATGGGCAATGACCTTATCCAAATCGCTGCTGGCGAGCTGGGTCGGTCAGCGCCTATCATAGCTTTCCTTTGGTTTTATCTAAGGGAAATGAGACACGAGGTTACGGATAAAATTGCTCAGCTGACAGCCGACGTATCCGCTTTAAAGATACAGGTAGCCAGCCAAGGCACTGACCTAAAGCTGTCTCACCACAAAGAACTTATAGAAGAACTTAAGGCAGAGATATCTGCTTTGAAAATAAAACTAGCTAAGACGATCATGGAGGATTAACTATGGCTGGCATTAAGAACATTCAAGAGGTAGCGGCTTTGGTAGAACTGGTTGCAGTAGAAATCTGCAAGGCTTCTGTCAAAGAAGGATTCCAAGTAAAGGACTTGGTAGCTTTCCTAGAGGCACCAGACTTTGAAGAAAAACTACAGGCAGCTATCGACGGTATGGATAAGCTACCAGACGAAGGTAGTGACCTTGGACTTATGGAGACATTGACGCTCGCTAAAGATGTTCAGCGCATTGTGTATAATGTTGTGGCAGCTCTGAAGAAACCTGCTGCTTAACAGACACTTATAACCATCGATAAACCTGGCTTGCGTCGGGTTTATTTTTTTGCTAATTATCCTAACCTCTACGGGGGGTTAGCTTAGTGGATAAAGCACCACATTTCTAATGTGGAAATCGGGGGTTCGAGTCCCTCACCCCTCGCTCTCAAAACTTAATAGTCCATATTTTCCAAAGCTGTGGATTGTCTTGGATGAACCAACTAAGTGGTGACTCAAGCTGATAGATCGCTTCATGGTTAAGCGAAGGTATGCCGTACTCGAAGTCTAAAGCGTGTAGTACCTCATGCCAGAACGTAGACAGTAGCTCGTCAGGCGGTAGGCTTTTCCTTACCCATATCTTTTTGGTAGCCGAGCAACATAGGCCATCAAGCTTTTGACCTTTCTGAGCAGGTATCCTGTTGGTCAATATAACTCGGTAAGTCGATGTGTTTACGTCAACGGTCTTGGGTAGCATCACTCACCCATCGGTATGACGAGAGGTGTCTTGCCATTATCAAGCACGACTCCGCACGATAGGACTGGCTTGTGTCTATTGTACTTACCGTAGTTGAAGGCGTAGCTATTGTTGTCAATCAGACAGCCAACATTCATACCCCATCTGACCCCATCACCTGTGTTCAAAAAGCTCACACCTGCGTGGCTATGTATATGACCTATGATCATGTTTCGCCTGTGGTCGATGACAGCATTACGATGCCCGTTCTGGCCTGAGTAACCAATACCGTGGATCATTCTGACAGGGTACTTGCAGTCAATGTCCCAGCTGTCTGCCCACTTCCATGTGTCAGGTGCCTCAATCATGGTTCGGTAAGGGACAATAAGCTGACTAGGTATATCAGCCTCAGCAGCTTTACGTAGCCACCGTAGGCCGTGGTTACTGGTAGCAAGTTTCATCTTGGGGAAGACTTCATACCAACGCTTAAGCTCATCAAGGCTGGCTCTTAGTTCGCTGGCCGCTGTGTGACTAGCCTCTATCGATTTTTTCCATAACCCACCAAAGTAAAGGTCTAGCTCGTCCCCCACACAGTAAACATTCTCGTTAGGGATAGCGTATTCATTCTTGATATCGAGACAGAAGCGGAGTGCGTCTGGGTGGTGGAAGGGTATCTGAAGGTCGGAGATAAATAAGTACCTGTCACTTTTTGGACACACAACATGGCTAAGACTTAACACCTTAGAGCCTCCCATTTATGGGTTGACCATGACCAATAGATCGCTTCGATAGTTGATGGGTCTTATGCGCACACAGGCTTGCTTCTTAATGGCAGTCTCGAGGTTGGTAACTTCAGAGTTACCACCACCTGCTTCGACCATCTGAGTGGGGTTGATGCAGTAGCCAACGTGTGTGATCGAGGCCAGGTTCTTGCCGTAAAAGACAAGTGTGCCACGTCGAGGTTTGGATGTTTGATTGTCACGGAATATGGAGAACAGTTGAGAGGCTGAATAGTCTTCTTTGTGGGACAGTAGACCTTGGGCTTTTAGTAGCTCGCAGACAAAGCCAGAACAGTCGAAACCTTCTGGTGCGCTGTTGCCTCCCCAGTGGTAGCGAGTCCCTAGTAAACCAGCAATCATGAGATCGATCGTATCCATGACTATCAGTTTAGTCGTTACTAGTCGTTACTACAAAATAATCTAATGTGAATTTTTGCTATGATTATAACTGTTTACATAAAATGAACGCAGGATTTCTAATCCTTTTTCAATAGAATTCAATTGTATACAATAGCAGTAGATTCAGCCACTTACAAAAACCATTTCATGAAATTGTTTTATTCCCCTTGACCAAATAGTTTACTACCTGTTACTACCTAGTAACGGAAAAGGACGCCGTTCACAGATAAGTAACGAGCAGCACGTGCTCTAAAAAGGGGTGGTAGATGGATCTTGAGAAGCTTGCAAAACAGTATAGTGGAGTCAAAGTTGAGAAGACTAAAGTGTACTGGCACGACCTGTACAAGGGGTTTGGCTTACGGCTTAACCCAAGCGGGCAGCATAAGTGGGTCAGCTATACTACTGTGCAAAAGAAAAAAGCCTACAAGACCATCCACCATGCGAGCGTCCCTTTAAAGGTAGCCCTTAAAGCTTTCCTCGATGGCAAGCATGACAAGTACCTATTAGATGTGATCGAGACTAATAACGCTGCTAGGGTGTCGCCCACCATAAAAGAGTTCTCCACCACATTTATCGAACGACACCTTCAAAAGCATTGGAAGAGACCAAAAGACCCTGCCTATAGAGTTGCTGCGATTGTGAAGTTATTAGGCAACGTGCGCATAGGCGAGCTTACGGTGCAAGACGTTGAGTTTATAAAAGATTCATCAGCCACACCTTCAGTAGCTAATAATCGACTTCGCATTATTTCGGTGATGTGGAAGAAGGCTGTAGCTTGGGGGTATATCAAAGGGCCAAACGGAACAATACCAAGTAACCCCTGCACATTTGTTAAGCAGCACACAATCGAACCAAGGTCTCGGTATCTTAACAGCGAAGAGTTTGACCGTTTATGGGCGTCCCTTGAAATGGATATCAATGTGCCGGTACGCTGCGCCATCCAGCTGCTCTGCCTAACGGGTTGTCGTAAGAATGAAATCCTTGGTCTTAAGTGGGATGATATCGACTTCAAATCAGGCTATATGAAAATCAGCGAAGAGCGTTCTAAAAACAAACGAAGCCACCACATCAAGATCACACCCATGATCTACATGGTTCTTAGGAACATTCCACAGGACGGTGAGCATCTGTTCCCCAGTCCAGAGAACCGTAATGGTTACATCCAGAATATCCGCAAGCCATTTGAACGGATAAAAGAAAGAGCAAACGTCGGGCTAGACATAACCATTCATGACTTACGAAGGTCTGTGTCTTGCTACCTTAAGATGAAAGGCCACGACGATAAGACTATTGCAGCAACCCTTAACCATAAAAGCGTCTCGACAACCAGAAGTCACTACATTCAAATCGAGCGAATGAAAATGGCTGAAGTCATCGGTGATATGTCTGACAAGTTTGCCAACGTAAAAGACCCACTCTTTCAATCGTTGTCTTCGTCGTCACCGTCTTGATCATCCATGTCCATTGAGGGTCTGTTGTACTTCTCATTGTAAAGGTCTTTCAGCGCCTCGATGGACCTAACCTTTTTGTCGAGCATTGGCCTGATCTTGCCCATCATCTTTTCGTCTTGCTTGATTTCCTCAGCGCGAGCCAGTGTACGTACAGCGTCCTCAAGCTCCCAGTCATCAGCAATCTTAGGCTGGATGCGGATGGATGAACTATCGTCAGTCTTCTGATTTTTCTCTGTCTTTCTGGTCTTTTCTTGATTTTTTGACTTCATCTTTACCCTTACCTTCCACCTTCTTTTGTTTCTTCATCATCTGTTCTTCATCTTTTTTGATCAAATCAAACGGACTAAGAAGCTTTACACCCCAGTCGATTGGCTTCGTTTTTCCATCGTCATCAACCGTTGACTGGTAAATCATCTGAGTAAGCATATCCGTAATGGGTGCGTTTAAAACGTTGACAGCACTGCCAAACCCACCGAGCGAAGGAACTATCGGTAACATGTCTCTTATCTTGTGGTTGTACATTGTTGCCTGACTGTCTGTTTCTGGAGAGCCAGTCTTAGGGTTTGCCTTAACCCCAGTTGTGCCTAACATCAAGTTCAATCCATCTTTGGCAAGACGAGAAACCTTTACATCAGGCGCATCAAACAATGTGTATCGTGGGGTGGTAGTAAAGTCTGAGCCACCCATCTTATTTAGTAGCAGACCAGCATATCCTTTTTGACCAAGCCAATTCTTTCCACCAAATGGATTATCATCAGGGTTCATAGGCTGACCCGAGAAGGTGTCTCTTTTAGTCACAAACATATCTACTAAACCCTTTGCAAATGGACTGAAAGACTGCTTCAAACCTTCCCCTGGATTTGTCATCCAGTTAAGCGCATCAAACATACTTAGCTTTGGAGCAGACGCATATACTATAGGTTCTTCATCTCCCTTAAGCTTGCGGGGCAGGCCCTTTTGCATGTAGTTATTTTGACTTGATATAGCTTGGCCGTAATCCTCGTCTCTAGTAGAAGACGATCCTGTTGACTCAACGCCTCTGACAACTTGATTAATTCTTCCAGCTGTCTCTGGGTCTATCATCTTTCCAGACCAATAATCCAAGTTCTTTGATGCAAAGCTATAGAAAGGAAGATACCTTCTAGCAACCTCCTGCTCTATAGCTCTAAGCTTGCCATAGTCATAAAAGATTTCCTTAACCGCACTAGCAGCATCTTTTCTAATTGAGTCAGCAATCTCTGGCGTTATATCTCTACCTTGTTTGGCAGCTTTACTTTCAAGCATATCAACAATGTTCTTATAAGTAACAGCTCTTGCGTTCCACTCAAACTGTTGGCCTAATGTTTTTGTCGTATTTTGAAATTGTTTGATACCAGGAACATTTAAAGCTGCGTCGGTGGTGGATCTGATTGCAGCGGCTATCTTTCCAGGAACACTGCCATCACCAGCAATAACCTTGCTGTCTGGTCTGTATCTAAGTTTCGCTTCTGTGGTTGTTAGGTCGGCAAGCTCTTGATAAACACCGCCACCAAGAACGTCATATTTAATCAGCTCCATTGCTTGATCATCAAGTATCTTTGACGGGTTCCCACTAAAAACCGAGTCAATTTCTTTTGCCATTTTTGTGCTCATACCACCAAGTCTGGCAGACTTAAAAGCAGCACCCCAACCACGTTCAATAAACGTCTTCATGACGCCATCCCAGTAGTTGATCTTAGCCCAGCCTGCATTTAGGTATAGAACTTTCTTCTTCCAAGAACTAGTAAGGGCATCACTAATTTGATTTATTTTTCCTAGGCCAATATTAGAAGACGCATCTCTGCCTTGTGTTACAATGGCTCTCGCTTCCTTCTCGACTTCAGTCAGAAAGTTCTTAGAGGCTTGGTCGGCATATATACTAGTCACTCTCTCGTAAGCTTCTCTCGGTGGTACACCCTCATCAATAAGCCTCTGCACAGCGTCAGACTCACCAGCCTTAACACCACGCTTAAAGCCAGTCTTAGCGTCACCTTTATTGAATATCTTTTTACTAGCCTCAAAAGCCCTCTTGTCATACAGGTCAGCTTGATGAAAACCAAAGCCGACCATTGGAGCTTTTTGGATCTTACTTACGTCATCTGGGTGGACAAATACACTTGAGCCTTCTGCTACAGGTACGCCACCTTGATCGGCAAGTTCTTTTTTAGACACACCAGCGGGAGTAGCCCGCCTACCATCAGCCGCAACCGAGGCATTGAACTTTCCATCAGGACTAACAAACTTGAACTTATTCTGGCCTTCCATTTTCTTCAAGGCATCAGGTGTAAAGCTAACCTCAATCTCGGTAGCAGGGTCTTTCATACCACGAGGCGGGTTCACCCTGTCAGCAAACTGCATATTGATATTAGGGGTGAAGACTTCATCTAAGCTTTGAGCCTTGTTGTATTGAGCCTTCCAAGCCTCGTCTACTTTCTTCCAAGCCTCAACGGCTTTCAGTTCTTCGGCTGATAAAGCTTTTGATATCTCTTTGTAATCGCCTTCTAAAAATCTTTTCTGAGCTGTGTTTCTTGCATTGTTCCAAGCATACTGTTTAAGTCTATTAGAGCTATCTTGTGACTCGTATAAAAAGTCAGCGGTCTTACGTTTAACATCAGTCACATCTGGCTTTATCTGGTTGTACTCGTGAAGCCCCTCAACAGGTAACTCGTTGGGACTGGTAACACCATACTCCTCAAGAACACTAGCTCTTACTCCTTGAAGGTCAGCGTCCATTTTCTTGAAGGTTTCTTTGTAGGCTTTCTTAACATTATTTTCACCAAACAATCCCATAGCCTGACCGAAATAAGCTTCGTCTGTAAAAGTGTTCTCTACCTTTTTAGCGTTCATTATCCATTCATTTACTTTAACAGCAGACTTATCATCAAGGTTTTGCAAAGCCTTAAGCTTATTTTGCTTGTACTCAAGAGCTATGTAATCAATTTCCTTCTGCCTTGATTCAACGGCATCCTTTAGTTTCGGGTACTGTGAAAGATCAATTCTCTTACCATTGTAGAATCCGTCAACATTTTTAAGCATCGACCCTAAAGCATCATCACCATACTGTAACATCTTACCAGCGCCAAACTTAGCAAATGGAATCATAGCAGATACAGCAGCACCCTCTAATGGTCCAATGTATGGGGTCTCGGAGCCTTCCTCTTGACTTGCTTGGTTTGCTAATCCAAGACCTAGACCATATGTACCAGCGGCAACAACGGATTTACCAAACGGATTGTTTACATAAGGAACAGCTTTGCCGAGAACATTTGCTCCAGACTTTAAGCCCTTAGCAGCGACACCACCAGCATAATTTAACGGGTCTGTAGCGGCATCATATATAAAACCTGAAGCTGTCCTAGCGATTTTCTTTCCTATGTCTGAACCGGCTTGCTTAGTCTTGTCAGCATCCATTCCAAACAAAGACTCTACAAAATCATTGCCAACATCTCGCCAGCTCTTATCGTCAGACTCGTCGTAGCCAGCGTTCTTTAAAAAGCTTTCAAAGTTATACTTGCCATCAACAGCTTCGGACTGATCTCCGAACAGCTTGTACTGCATATTTTTTTGTAGGTAGTTTCTTGGTGCGTCTAGCAATTCAAACGCTTGCTGGTAGTAAGGAAGATTAGGTTTAGGCTCATCACCTGATGGCTCAACAACATCTGATTCACCACCGTCCTGGTCTTCAAGAGAGAAAGCTGTTTCAGAGTATTCGTTCTCGAAAGGTTTGCTTCCTTCTTGGTCTTCTAAACCAAAAGGATTAGACCTTTTATTGTTTCGGGTACCTTGGTCTTCAAGATCAAACGGTGTTTTCAAGCCCATCATCAATCGCCTTTGTTGCCTGTGAACTCTTTGTGAAGCTGATCTAGCTCTTGGTCTACCCACTCACCGTTATGATAGCCCATTGATATTTCATTTAGCACCTTTAGCCTAAGCTGCATAAGCTCATCTATATCTGCTTTTCTCACATCGTATCCACGAGATGAAATAATATAGTCTGCAAATCTCTGCACAGCTCCAAGAGCCTTGCTATTCTTAGATGACCACTCTTTTCTATCTGCTGGAAGCGGCTGACCTTTTGGAGTAAACTTTGGAGCAACAACACCAGCCAATGTTTGGTCAAGCTCTTCATAATAATCACGTTTAGCTTTACCGCCCTGCCTTCCAAGGTGGGAATTAATACGAGCCGCAAGCTCATCGCTTCTCTGCTGATTGTCTCTTATCTGCTGTTCTCGCTGTGTTCTTGTTCTTAAAAGACCAAGTTGAAGATCAGTTGTGTTGTTAGACAATGTGTTCTCGCCTGATTGCATCGCAGTGTTTATCACCCTAGAAAGAGCGTTAATGTCCTTTCCAGCACCCTGAAATATTCTTGAACCAGCATCAAGAATGTTTTGTCTGGGCAGAATAAATAGCTTGTAGTAAGCATCTAGCTGCTGTTCTTTCTGTTTCAACTCAGCGTCATCACGTTCTTTTATTGCAGCCTGTCTTAATGCCATCATGTCCTGTAGAATCTCATCATTGCTTTTTGGAGCCTTATAGCTCGCAGCAAGCTTTGACTTTCCACCAGTCCAAAAATCAACCAACGCCATCGCCGGTCCCAAATCCATACGATTTAGATTCAATGCCTTATCTTTTATTTTATTTGTAAACTCGTCTGCAATAGAGATATTTTCTCTCTCCGGCAGCTTATCAGATATGTTAGCAAGAGGAGAAGGACCACGCTTCTCAACAGCCTTAACAAGATTATCTATTGCAGGTATAGACAAAAAGTCCGTAATCCCCTCTTCTGGGGTCGCTTGTACAGGCGGCAAAAACTGGGTATTTGTTGGGTCTTTTGCATCTACTTCGCTTGTTTTAGGAAGAGCAGCTAAAGGTACATTTTTTGATTGTCCAGATTTTTTTGTTTTTACCGAGACACTTGTGCTGAGGCTATCTCGACCTGCGTTATCATCATTTTTCTTCATGTTCTTGTAAGGCTGACTAATGGGTGGCTTTACTTGAGGCTTTGGCATTAAGTCATCAGAAAATAATTTAGCATCAGCTGGAAACAACGATTTTTTTTCATAGCCAAGGTAGTCGGCGATACGATCAAGAATCGACAAACTAGGTTCTTCAACTTTTTTAATGGTGCTTTGAAATGATGGTGGTCTAACGTCAGCCATATAAACCTCGGTCTACGGTTGTCTAGGAAGCATGAATGGATACCTAGCATCATCGGCGTATGGTAGCCCTCCGTTTCCAAACATATTTTCTTCTTCATCAAATAGACTATAGGAACCTTTTCCACGGTCAGTCTGATCAAGTAACCTATAGCTAGGCTGATTAGATTCACCATCGCCTAATAGGTTGTATTTTTGGTGTCGGCTGTAAAAATTTCCTTCTGGTTCAACTTCTTCTGTTAATTTTGTTCCTGAATTTTTATCCATCTGCTGACCAATTGCAGCGCCAGACACCACTCCAGCTCCAATATTAGCAACATCACCAGTAGGAGGGGCTAAGTTACTACCCCACTGCCCAGTCCACGGAGCATATCGTGTCTTCTCAGCTTCAGCTTTTTGCTGATCAGCCCACATGTTTTTTTCTTCGTTTGACCTTAATGCCCCAAGACCTGCGCCTACGAGCATTGCTATCGTCATCGGCTCCATCGTTTATCTCCTTATCCCCAACCAGTCCCTAAAATACCGCCTCTGTTTCCAAGCAATCCTCTTTTAGATTGCTGTTCTGCATAATAATTTTGAGAGTTTGCTGCCAGCTCCCCAGCTTTAGCAGCATTGCTAGTCTTCCACTTGTCCATATCAAAGGCATCACTAGCAGAACGATCGGCAATCTGGTTCTGGATGTTAAACTGATTAGCTCTCATTGTGTTATCAACATTGTCTCGACTTGCTATCATTGATCTGTCGTCTTCCATGCGCCCCTGGTTCTGGAAAGCATTAACCTTATCCATGCCAAGCCCAGCGTTAAACTGATCGGCAGCCATCTGGTTTCTTCCGTAGTCCATGAACATACCAGGCATACGAGTCTGTAGGTCATACTGATTAGCAAGGTCAGTGATACCAACTTGGCTTTTGTTTTGACCTGCATTGTTAAAAATGCTCGATGCTCCAGACATCCTAGCTTTCATGGCATCACTAGCCATTCTTGCACGAGCACCGCTGTCCATACCTCCACTAGCAGCAAGGTTAGACATACCACCAGCTAATCCACCAGCAGCATTTTGATTTAGGGCGTCCATCGATCCCCTCATCTGTTGGTCAATGAGACCCATGCGAGCTTGTGCTTGACTACTTAAATCATTTGACAGTGACCTTGCACTTAGTCCTGCTAGTGCAACACCAGCACCTACGTTCCCTACGTTTGCAAAGTTGACACCATTCACACCATCTAGCCTTCTATCAAGCTCACCAATGCGGCTACCAGGTGTTTGAACTTGACCAGCCTCAAGTTTAAATCCATCGTTTAATTTTCCTTCTTTGTTGGTAATCTCACGACGTGTATCTGGACGACCAACTTCCCACCAGTTTTTTTCTGGTTGTGGTGGACCTTGATCACCTGCACCATTCTTATTTCCATATTGTCCAACAGCGGTTAGTCCACCAGCAATACCAGCTCCAATAGGGCCACCTACGGCAAAGCCAAGGCCAGTCGCACCAGCAACCCGTAGACCAGGAACCACATCCTTGTTAAATCCCTTGCGGTTTATATCGAGGCTTTTGTTGAAACCGTCTGTCGAACCTGATACGGCTCGACCAGCATCACTCTTTTTCCAGCTGTTGCTTATGTTGCCGCCTGCTTTTTTAAACCAACTCATCAGTCACCTCAATTCAAGTCACTGTAAAAGCTCATGTCAGGTGCGATATCGTTATCATCGTCTACCGTCATGGAGCTTAGTGTAGTTTGTAGATATGTTCTCTGCGCTTCGAGATCACTTAAAGCTAGTTGAACGAGAGGATTGACTTCCTTCGTGTACACTCTGACTTTGACATAAGCGAAAATAAAGTTCATTGCTTCTGGTAAGTCGATAATGCTTGAGTCATCAGCAACCCTGTTGGCGTTCCTAATGTACTGCATAAACATATATGGACCACTGTGAGTAACCGATGGAGACAGCTTAATGGTCACGCCTTCATCTGGGTCTCTGTGTTGAATCTGAAATGAGTACTCGCTATGTGGTATGTCAGCAAAAGGAAGTATGCTGGCTCTGGTTCTCTTTATCTGATAGCGAAGCTTATTGTCATTAAACCAAAGATACCTGATCTTGTTAGCGTAGATATCATCCGGCATAGTGTATCTATCTTGACCGGCGACTAGCGTGTAGTCTTTCTCGGCAAGCAGGTAGTCTTCATATAGACCAAGCACCATTTGCTCAGCCTCATCAATAGCGTCATTAAAGATACCCATCAGCTCATCAGGTGTAATAAACTTCTCTTCCTGAAGGTCCAAGTCTTGGCTGATTTTATTTGACGCTTCCCCATAGGTCCAAAGCTTCATGCAGACCTCCCTACAAACATGACCAATTCCACGTCACAAGGAAAGCTGACAATCACTTTAAGCGTCTTGTCATTGGTGTCTTGGTGATCAACCACTGGAGAGAACGTCAGGCCGACGTAATCCTCTGACACTATCCCCATCGAAAAAGCCATGTTAGGTGTGTAACCGAGGCCATGATAAAGAACCACAGGCTCGCTTGATGTTGTTGTTTTGACTTTAAACTTTATGATCTTACCGTCTAATGTGGAAAACGGGTTTTGTTCTGTCTGGTCCATGAGCTTATTAAAAGCAAGGGCTGTTGCCTGATCCTCGATAGCAGACGTGTCAAGGTTTAGTCTAGGCATTACCACCCTCATCGCCCTTAGCAAAGCCTGGGTGACTTTCACCAAACATCTCGTACTGCAATGTTGCTGCGTTTAGCATGAACTTCTCAGCCTTGCGGTAGCCTACGATTTCCCACTCAAACGAACCTGTTTGAAGTATCCCAAGAACGTCATCAACGATAAGAGTGTCTTCAGTCGCCGACCTGATTGGAAACTCAGCTGTGTAATTGTCTCCACTAAACTTTATGGAGTAGCCAACTAATTCGTTAGGCCAAGAGTCAACAGGGTGATTAGACAGCAATACCGTCTTGTTATCGCTATTAATAATAGCAGGCGCATAATCGTCACTACGAATGATAACGGTTTTTGCATTTGTGAATTTAACCTGCTTGTGGGTGCACCTTAGCGTACCGGCTGGGAACTTTCTTTTAGCGATAATGTTACCGCTGTCATTCCATATAAACTCTTCTGATCCCCATACAAAGTCACTTTGTCCCCAGCTTAAGTTGCCCCTATAGCGGACTTCTCTCATTTGCCTAAAGTCACCACTGGCATCATTACATCCGTATGGAGTGACACTGATATTTGTTTCATTCTTAAAAACGGATATCATTTGAGATACCCACTTCCTATTAACGTCTGTGCCAAAATTGACAGCTGCACTTGTCCAATCAAACATGACGGCTCGATCTGACCACGTGACAGCATCAGCCGATTCATCCTCATATGGGTCAGTGTAGGCATCAGTAGAGTGTATGTAGGTGTACCCTTGTGCACTAGTCCTGTACCAGATATCTCGGTAAAAAAGCAGAGACGAACAAGTCCAGTTATCCCCACCTGATATGGTCGTAAAGGTCATGGTGTCGCTTTGTCCCCAGTAAGGGTCAAGCACCAGCACTTGGTCACACTCATTGCCATAACGTCCACTTGATACTGTCCAGTAGACACGTCCACTGATCTCGTCAAAAGCTCCATGCAGGTTCTCTTTGACAGCTTGGCTTCTGACATATGTGGGATAGGTCTGATCTAAGTGTCGGCTTATCTTTCTAACCGACTGACCATCCGTAATATAAAAGCCGTCTTGACCAGCATAATATACACCGTCGGGAGTTCTCACTATGGAGTTATGACCAACACAACCACTAGCAGCTCCAAGCTCCCTAGCCCTGATATAGCCTGAACCGTCGGCGTTAAAGTTACCCTCAAGCCGATAGATACGGTCAGCTGTAAAGACTATGGGATACGAGGCAAACCTTGATATCCCTACAATCTCGCCTTCAACATCGACAAAATGTGAAGGGTGACAGCTGTATGGTGTAGACGGTATCGACTGCTGGACTCTGAACTTCTTAGGCTGATCCGTGTATGGGTCAACTATATTGGCGTACCAAGCGATACCATTGACGATCGTAACGAACTTAGCTTGGGGAACCTCATAGTGATCATTCACCCCGCCAAGCGTATATACAGTCTCACCATTCTCGATATCTGTATCAGCGGCAAAGTCCTCGTATGTCTCAAGTAGACAGTCGATATCAGCTACATGGTATCCGACTTGACCATTAGCCAAAGTCCTAAAGATACGAAGCTGTACATTCTCGATATCGTAGTTGTCAGTGATACTATCTGTAGGGAAAGCATCAAAATATAGGTTTATTGATGCAGTACCATCCATTACTACCGACTCAGTTTGCAGCAAAGTAGTTGGTCCACGCATCTCAAACTGAACGTCACCAGCCGTGTACCTGTAAACGTAGTGAATAAAATATGTATACAAATTACCGACACCACCCGCTGATACTTGTGTGTTGTTTAAGCCAGGCAGTCCACAGTTCACACCCATTGGCAATGAGCTGTCTTCGGGGAAATAAGCTAATGTAGGCTTTGCATAGATCCCGCTTGAATCAGCCACACAAGCAATGATATGGTCGTTCCATTCATCATAGTTAATCTGACTTGTAGGGCCACCATTCGTAAAAAACGGGCGGGAGGACGGGCCTCTTATTTCTTCATGACCAGACGGACCTACGCCTGTCATAGCAAACATCCGACGACCTTGAACCTTGAAATATTTAAACGTACCGTCGCGCTTCTTTAAGCCTATGAGCCTATTAATCCTTGTGTTACCAAGCTGTGTCATTGGAAAAGCAGAGGACTCAATCACTGAGCCATGTCTTAAAAATAGCTTAGCGTTTCTATCAATTAAAAGATTGTCACAACGCTGGGAAGACTTTGGATCAGCATTAAGAAAGTTGTCAGTTACGCCACCTGACCAATCATCAATTCTAAAATCTGGCATTAGACACAGACCATTGACAAGGGTTGAGCTACAGGCATCCAAACAATAAGGTTAAAAGGGTCTCCATTGCGAAGCCAGGTTGGAGTAACAGCCATTCCACCGTAGTCTCCACCGACGCAAAAAAAGTAAGGCTTACATGTATCAAGGCTATAACCACTAGGCATCGCAACCACAGCGTAATACCACCCCGAATCAGGGTCTTGTGTATAGTCAACTTGTGCTATGGAGCGAGTACCTTTATTGAGGTTAAACGATTTGATCTTTGGAGAGTTTACATCGTTATGCTCGTGCGCATCATCAAGATCGATGTTCGTACTTAACGCCGAAAATACGAGTGACCCCTTATTGCCATTTTCGGGCTTCTTTCTTCCATATCGTAGTGTGATCATTCAAACCCCGCTGCCCAGTAAGCAAATAGAAAATCTATACCGTCGTGAGTGTGACCTTCATCACAACCATCCCAGTCTTTGCCTTGATCCCGCTGCCACAGGTATGCTTCACATCTATCAGCGGAAGTAGGTAAATGGTCGGAAGGAAACAGTTTTTCATCCAAAAGTATATCAGCTACCTCACCCATCTCCCCATCCCTCCATCTGTGAAAAACGGCTTGATATAGGGCATTTCGAGGGTCACGGTCATGTAGCTCGTTTAAGTCTTTCATCTGCACAGCGTCGATACCATCATTGATCTTTCCTTGAATCATGATGTCGATTACTCGCAGGTGAGCCTGGTATCCTCGGGGCACTCTCTGAACACCTTCCATCTTTGGGGTCTGAGGCTTTTGTGTGAGCCATTCGATAATATTGTAAAGCGTCAGTGTCATCGTCGGAGTCATGTAGACACGAGCTAGATGATCAATAGTTTCGCTTGGATAACCCATGATCCAGTCATTAGCTTTGCCGTACTCCTCAAGCCTGTAGAAGTAGCCAATAGCCGTCTGCTTATCCATACCGTAGACACCGTACAGAAAACCCATCATGAGCATGTCTTTACTGATGGACGTTTTTGACTGGCCTAGCTCGACACAGTTTTTATGTTGGTTACGTTGCCACAGACCTGGGCCTTGCTCAGCTTCAAAGAAGTCAGCTTTTTGACACCCACCAGCCGTCTTGCATAAGGCAAGAAAACCCACGGCATCACAAGGGCTATATGTTGTAGGCCATCCGTCTTTATCTAAACCTATTGACTGAAGAGATAGGTATTTATTTTTTTTCTCAGCCAGGCGTTCTGCTTTTGTTTTTTCGATTGGTACAGATGGAACAGGTTTATGGATAGGCTTTTGACAGGAAACACACAGGAGTATTATCAACAGATATTTATACATAGCTTCACTCGATAAAAGAAATGGCATGGGGCCGAAACCCCATGCCTGTTGTAACCTATAAACTATTCAACAGAGCCGCCCATGCCTTGAATTATCAGCTCAAACCACTCACTACTACCACCATTGACACCAACCAGTCGTCGCAGAAGCTTTTGAGGCAATACCGTTCTGTTGGCGTATCGAACCAAAGTGCCTGCTGCTGGAGAAGGTAAATTTGTGACCGAGATTGCTTCAGAATATTGACCACTAGCTTCATCCCAATTTCGACCTTCAATCGCAACAACTGTTCCGCTAAAAGACCAGGTTACTTTTGCTTTTCCGCTGGCAATTTGTGGATCGCTCATATCAGTGGTATTAATTTCAGGTGCGCCACTAACAACGATTTCTGGTTGTACTGGGCCTCCACCGCCTCCTCCGCCTCCATCAGATGGCATTATGACTTTTGTGTCCGAGTAAACTGTGGCAGTGCCTCCAGTGTTTGTTATCTCGATGCGGATATTGACATGCGGCTGTGCGCCTTGACCGTCACCAAAATCCAGCATGCTTTGTCCATTCGGATCAGCAAACGACTGCCGTTCAACGGGAAGAAAAGCCTCACCGTTGGCTTGTGGCATCAGCGTAAGACAATTGACAGGAGCGTTGTCAGAAGCCCTGTAAACTGCGACAGTCGAAGACTCAGGATACAACGGTCCAGGTCCAATCATAATATTCTGAAATGGGTCTTCAGGCGCGTTAAGAGGTTGCATAATACCGTAGCTTGCTACAGGGGTTAGCAATTCTTCACCACCGCCTCCACCGCCTCCGCCGCCTCCGCCGCCACCAGCGGCTTCAGCAGTCATGTACATCACTCTTACCTTATCACCTTCAAGCAATGCTCCCGTAGATGGAACAACTAGATCACCCATGAAGGTAATCCTTGTTTTGCCTGCGACTTCAGACAGCATGTAGTCTTCTTCCTCAAAGTGGACCAGGCCACCGACATAAAGAACCATGCTCATTGGAGCTGCAAGGTGGGCACAGTCTACATAGCCATTAGCCAAGTTTTGTGCAGTCATGGTAAATGTTTGCTTCTGATTACGAAGAGATGGAGCTACTTCAAGAGCGTCAATTCTTGCATCGATAGCAGAATCACCGGCTTGACGATCAGTAACTTCTTGTAAAAGGCTTTCATGAACTGCACTAATCGTGCCCATTAAAGATGTAGCGGTCGTGGTGATTTCTTGGCCGATTGTAACCGCTAATGAATCAACCGCAGATTGTCTATCAGAAACTTCCTGATTTAGTCTTTGATCAAA